GTTGAGGTAACCCGGTTGGCTCATGCCTGAGAACACGACATTACCCGCGCCATTCGCCCCGGTGGTTAACACATCACGAATCACATCCACACGCCTGGAGAGCTTCGCAAGCTGAGCGGTCAGCTCCGGCACGATAGCCATGCCGCCCAAATCGCCACCGTTAAAGGTGATGCCTTGGGCGTTTAACACCATGTTAAACCCTTGTATACTTGCGTTGATCTCTTCGACTTCACCATATTGAATAACAAAAGCCTCGTTGGCTAGATTATCCCGAACCCCGCAAGTTACGAAGCTGCCCAACTCGTACTGGTCAGCCTCACGTCAAACTTGCGCGGCCGGTCTTGCTCTTCGACCACACATGTGTCGTACTCCTTATCGACTGAGATTACCTTGGCCACAAAATTGGCTGACTGGAACCATGATTTAAAGAGTATTTTCACCCAACGTTCAAAGTGCATCATAACCTAAACTTTAGCGCCTAACTCGTTAACCCGTTCATAAAATGCGCTGCCAAACCTTACGGTCACGCTATCGACAAGATAAGAACCTTCTAATTCAGGAAAACTGCCGTCCTGAATCCGCACCACGTCGCCATGACGGACAACCGGTCGGCCGAACCCGGTAAGCGACCCGTGGTACCCGTCATATGATATTCGCTTGATTTCAGCCTCTGCAAACCGCCGCAATTCTTCAGCCGTCAACTGCCCGAAATTGAGCGTCCGCTCCGAAGCACCCTCCTCAGCTTCTTTTGGCACATCAATGGTAATCTTTGTGCCATTTGCCTGATGCGAAATTGCCTTGACCTTAACCGGAAAACGCTCCGCAGACCGATACTTCAAATCCGTTCGCCCTTTTACATTTTTCTGGAGGTGATAAATATGGCTTTCAAATGCCTGATCGTAAGCAAAGCCTACGTACAATTTTTTACCCCGGAAATGCGAGTAAATACCATACTGTTCGCGCAGCTCTTGTAGCACCTTGGCCGCACTCGCCCGGTTGATTTCGAATTTCCCCAAGTTGATATCGTCGATAAGGTCAACCTCATAATTAAGGTTGTACTCTTTAAGCAAAAAACTAATCAAAGCTTTCAGCCCAATATTCTTCCAGGCCGCCGTGATCGGCTTACCCTTCAGCTTCAACATCTCATCTTCGCATTCCAGACGAATTGGAAATTCCGGGCTGATATCCCTGATGTACCCCTCGAACTCGGTTGTATACCTTCCGTTATACCCAACCTCCAGTCGCACGGGGTCGCGCTCTGTGAACTCGTCGCGTACCCGCCTCACCTTACGCCCGTTCACGTAGAAGCTTCTGGGCAAGGTAAGGCTACAGGTGTCGGTCAGCCCCTGCCAAGTCGACTTCACTTCGCCCTGGGCGATGTTTGTAAACTGGAGCTGACCGATTTGCAACCGGTAATGAATGTTGAGGTACATGCTATTATTCGATAATCAGGGCTTCGACCGGCGTGTGGCTCTTGGCGCTCAGCGTGAACGGTTGAGCATTCACAAACTTAGGGTCGCGCTTGATGTCGATTTTTGTGAAGTAGATTTCTTCAATGCCCAGCCCTCTATTGATATAATCACTATAGATCTGGAAGGTGTCGTGGATATCACCCAATGCGCGAAGCTGCTCCACCTTATCGGTCGGGTATTGACCAGATTCATTGTCTATCAGAATGCCCTTTAACGTCAAGTTCCAAGGCTGCCAACCGTAACTCTCGACAACTTCACCTTGAGGCAACCCGCTCTCTTGGTTTTCATTAACAATTGTGGTGCGGATGTTTTTTTGACGGCTTGCATCGACAGAAACAAGCATTTCGAGGTTTACTTCGCCAAGCTCATCGTGGAATAAGGTAATAATATCAACCGTCGGTGTGGACGGCTCATAGGCGGGCATGGCATCATACTGCGATTTAGCCTCGCCTATGTTAACCGCTACTGGGGTTACTTGATAAGGCGTGTAGCCAAACGCGTTCCTAAACTGCTGTCCCAACTGAACGGTATAAATATTATCTGTCATTGCTGTTTCTTTTTTTGAATCGGTAAAAAATTATTTTCAAATAAGTACTCATATTGCCTAAAGGCTTCGACCCACTCTTCATCACTCAACTCATCAGGAGACGGTATGTGCATGAAGTGACGAAGCAAGGCATTGATTTTTCTTACTTCATTATCTAAATATTCGAGGGCTGACCGGCTGTCATGCTCGATGGCCGGCCAGTCCTCTAGGCGTTTTTTATAATAGCGCTCCTAATCGGGATGGTTTCACTTAGCGCATTAGCCGCCGTGTTAAACAGGTCATCATCGGCTAGCACCTTATCTTTACCTGTAAGCAAGCAGCCCTTAATGATTATCTCGAAGGCTTTCTCCGGGTTCTTATCGATGAACTTGAAAAACTGCCCGTTCACATGTCGGGAGGGTACCTTACTTAGCACATGAAGTACCTGTTCGTCGTCGTCGTCGAGTGGTAACACTAGATGTTTGAGGCGCTTGCCATGATCACTCCTCAGTTGCTCAAGCTCCTCTGAGCTGATACCTACCAGCTCGTGCAATGGCTTTTCTTTTATCTTTTTTACTTTGTTATCCATTTTAAACTGTGTTTATACTAGGTTTGATTTTAATGATGTGCATACTAAACTCCATAGCGGCGCCCATATCGTCACTATTTACCTCCCTGCCCCACTTGCTGAACTTCCAAGTCACTTCGTCAGCAACGATCTCGTTGCCCCCGTTGAGGTAGGTGAATATGGTCGGGAAGGCCTTGAGCAGCGTGATATCGTTACCCACGGAAATTGCCGCCTTTTCGATGGAAACTACTTCCGTCATACTCATAGTGATGGAGCCTTCCTCATATTTTTTTGGTGACATGGAATAATCGCCAGGCTCATCACTACCTAAATAATAATTATTTTGATGATCACGGGTAAACCCGTAACTCGCTGCCGACACCAACCGCGCTTGGTTGCCCAGCCACTCAATTTTACATGACACGCCGTCAAAAGCTTGTCCATTGATTTTTAAATTCATCTTATTTAGCTGTTTAAGCGTTCACTTAATGCTATAGTGCCTTCAATCCGGTCGATTGTGCCGGTGAATACAATATTGAAATCGACCTTCAGCACCCTTGGTACCGTACTTAAGTCGCTGTTGGGGTCGATGTAAGTAGCCCCCCCGCTGATCTCACCATCACCCTCCATCTCGAGAAGCTCCTCGTTACCTATCGCCTCGAAGGCTTTGACCGTACCCAAAGGCAGCTTGCCCGTAGCCCGGTCAATTCGCTGGGTACTCTTAACCTTGGGTAATAATGCCGCCCTTAATCGCCGCGCCGCCTTGGCATAAACCCTGTGCATCGATAACTGATGCCGGTTATGCGTCCTGTCTGAATCCACAATAATTGGCGTGGCGCAGTGGTCGTTATTAAAGAAGGCGCCATCGTAATCCGTATAGCTAAACACATAGATATACCCCTTCTCGTCGAGTTCATTCAAAGCCTCTTCTACATCAATAGCCTGCTGGTGACTACTAAGCCCCGTGATAAGGAAGTCGCCTTCTACCTCATCAACCAAGTCCTGGGTTTCGACTTCCCCGGGGTTGCGATTGACGGGCAATGAAGCGATCACCCCAAGCAAGGTGCCTACACAGGCATGGTACCGCTGGGACTCATCAAGCGACTCGGCAAAACCCCAATCTTGGCCAATGCATATGCCCACCCCATCAGCTTGTAAATTGGGGATATCACGCAAACCTTGTGCGTCGGTACTTACCCCTGAATACCCCCGGCCCTCAAGAATCACCGCACAAGGCCGGTTTGTTTCGGTAGCCCAATCAACCAACCCTTTGGCCTTGGGCAGCGCTACGGCCACTTGGGAGTCTAGGCCGTCAAGCGTCGTCTGCGCATAGCCCGCCACGGGATTGATCGCAACGGTCAGTTGGTATATCTTACCCTTCGCCTGGCGGATCACCTTTGCCGCATAGGGCATTTCCTTATCAACAATCGCCTCCATAGGCACGGTAGGCTCACCTCCAGTAACCTGATTATCGACAAGCATGACCCACAACCGAGCGCCAGGCGCTCGGCGATAGAACTCTTTAGCATGATACCAGACCAGCACCTTGTTGACAGTGTCATAACTCTCCGTGACGCCATCCGCTTCAATGGCAGCAAGCGAACGATACTCCTTCACCTCGCCAAGATCAAGACCAGAAGCTGCCACCCCTTGTGCTATCAGCCCGCTGGTACTGGCCGCGGCCGTAAGCGTGTTCGCCCCAGGGCGGCCGGGCAAAAAAACCCGGGTCTTTCAAGCCCAACAAGGGGAAGCCTGTCATCAAGCCCGCAGTGGCTTCCTGCCACCCAAAGCCGTTCTTGACAAACAGCAGCACGAAGCTGACAATGATTGCCGCAAGGCCTGCAAGACTGGTAAGCCAAGAGCCTTTAACATTTTCGAACGCGAAATACTTTTTCATACCTTATATATATGTTGCGTTAAACCAATTGAACGAAGCCACGACGGAACGTCGAAGCTCGGGCAGGCCTTACTCGACAACTGGTCATGTCCTGCAATCTTTAACCAGTTGTATTTACCCGCAAGCGTCGTGCATAGCTCTGCCATAGTGTTGACCTGAGCGATGGTACGGGTGTCCCCGCCCTTACCACCGGCATAAGCATAGTGCCAAGCCTTGTGGTTATAGCCACGAGCGCCATTCGTGATTTCCCAAGGGTCGATGAATTCATCACCGTTGTCAGGCACCAACACCTCCAGTTCGCCAGTTTGATGAACCAAGCCTTTATAGCCTAATAACTGCCTGCGCCAACCACGTTCACGTCCCCAGTTTTCAAGCATATTTTTGGTTACCCGCATAGACTGGGGCGTGTCGGTACAGTGCAGGACAATCAGCTCAACCCTGCTCATTGTCTTCCCCCTCTTTTGTGGCCGCAATTGTTACCGCAACAAGGTCGCCCTCGTTTTTTGCGCCCATTTGAGCGGCTTTTTTAAAGGATAGCATCTGTCCTGTCTTGGTATTAACATAGATTACAGGCCGTTTTAACTTAATGCCAAGCTCCCTGGCCTTTGCCTCCGTCTTGGCATCTAATTTTTGTGCTTGTTTCGCCATTTTTTTATTATTGTTAAGATTTTCTGTTTGCAAATTTTCAAAACTTCGGTGGTCATAAACCCGACCGCCGCGCCCATGGCCGCCAATACCCCCCTCCGACTGCACTACCCCAGTGACCACACCCAAGAGCGGGCATGCGGCCCCAAGTGAGAGGCCTAGTAGATTGTTGATGATTTTCATGTTTATGGCTCTTCTTTTACTCATCAACCAGACTAATCGCGATAATCGTTTGTGGTGTACAAAACAGTCTGCTCCTCCAAAGCAATGTTTACGTCCATCGCCCACATCATCCAAAGGAACCATAAAAGCGATGTGTTAGATACGCGCTTGAGATGTAGGAACATCTCCTCGTCAAGTTCATGCACGCCCAACCAAAAGTTCGACTCAAGGTCGCGGCTAGCAAGCCCCGCCACGATTGTGTTCACGCCCTTATGGTCTTGGCCTTTTTGCGCGGCCGCAAATGTTTGCCCGTCCTTATAACTGATCAAAAACTTAAACTTGGGGTTCTCATAAACCGCCTCCGGCACTTGCCCTTTGACAAGTTCAAACTTGCTGAATATGTTGGCGGTGGTAAGCTCAACGGCTGGCCCCGCACTATCAGGCAGGATCGTGATCGTATTCGCCGCATCTTGAATTTTTTTCAAAATCCCATCCATGAATATCAAAGAGTTGTCACCCTTCTTAAGCCCATTTTCCAGCGCGCTTGAGACGGCAACGGGATCATACACCGATTGCCACACCGCCCTGTCCATCCAAGCGCCGTTGTACTTCAGCACCTCTTGTATGATCGCGCTCTCTGCGGTTGTCGGCAGCATCGTGTCTAGTAGTTTCTGCCCCTGCATCTGCACGCCCCACCAGTGCTGCTTGAAGTCGTTCGGGTTAAACTTCAGGTAAGCCATGTGCGGCTTAGGCACCAGCAGCCGTGCGTCGACATTGATCGACCCGCCATGCACCGGCTCTGGACTTGGGGCCTGCATTAGGCTGTCCACGGTAACAACTGGTATCGTGGCCGACTTGACAATACCGGGCAGCACGTTGATGCAACCCTTTCGTAATGTCTGAAAGCCTGTAGTTGCATATGAGATGAACCCGGCCAAGACTTCGCCGGCATAACTCGTGTCATTGATTGACAGGCCCGCGGTCAACACGCCTCTCGGGGCGGCGGTCAGTAATGAGAGCAAAAACAAAGGCGCGGCGACAGCCAATGTGTTGCAGCCATACAAGCTGGATGCCACTACCCCAATTAAAAGGGCCATTGCCACTAGATATAGTATTTTAATGCTTTTCATAGTTTGAGTTTAATATTGATTATTGTTCGATTTTCATTTGCGCCAGCCTCATATATGTGGCCTCCTCGATTGTCTTAGCCCCGCCGTTGGTTGCCGTAGAGGTCGTAACCTTGTTAACAAGCGGCTCATGCGGCTGGCGCAAGGCAAGCAGGTTAACGACAGTGCTGTAACCCGACTCGCTTTCCATCGCCATTTTCTCGAACTCCAAACGTTCCGGGTTGGTGATCTTCTGTTCGGTGTTCTCAGCGATGTCGAGCATCGCCTTAACCTTGGCAGTCTTATGCCCCTGTACTTGGCCTTTCAAAGTGGCGATCTCCGCGTCTTTTGCAGTCACCTCGTTTTTGAGCTTCGTCAAGTCAGCCGCATTGGTCGCCGCGCCTTCTTGGTTGTCCTTGAATGCAGATGATAGTGCGTTCAACACTTCACCCTCACTAGACTCGCTTGTCACGCCCTTCAATTGAAAGGCTACGATAAGCCTTGCCATGAATTCTTTCATACTTTCTGATTTAGTTTTGTTATTGTTTTCGTCCTTGTTTTTTGCTTTTTGAGGCTCGAACTTCGGCTGTCCCGTTGCCAAATTGAGCGTTTCAGGCACCACAATGCCATGTCGCTCGAACACCATCGAGGTATCAGCCGGGAGCTTGTTGTCTACCTTGTCGATGATTTCATCAATAAACTTGCGTTTCAATAGTTCTTCGGCATCAAACCATGTCTCTTCGTCCATCATCTTCTTAAGTTCCCCTTCACTAATGCCCGTCCTTTCGTTATAAATCCGTACTGCGCCATTCAAGAGGCTCATATACAGTTTTTCCTTTGAGGCAAAGTCAGATGGGCGGTTCACCTGTACGCCCATCGAAGGGTTATGGATCATATAGCTGATGTTACGATGCGCCACAATTTCATCATAGTACATCGATAGCGTTGTCCCGGCCGAGGCGCACAAGGCACCCAGCGTTGCCTTCTTGCGGCCGGTAAACCTTAAGACTTGATTGCCGATCTTTTTTGCGCTTGCGATGTTTTTGATTTTCGACATGCCCAAATCAACACCGTTTTTTTTTATCTGTAAAGGGGGAATTTCAAGGGTTGCCATTTTTTACGCAACCCTTGCGTGTTTTTTGGCAAGGGTTGAAAAAAGTACCCTCATCAGGCCTTTTTTTTATTCATTTTTGGCAAAAACAATCACAGAATTGTATGACTAAACGGAACATGAACCAATTGAAGGCTGTCGTTGAGGCTGCGTTTATAGAACACGGCAAGACCGCCAAGCAGCTCTCTATTGAGTTTGACATTAGTGAGAATACAATATCAAAATGGCGGCGTGAAGGCGGATGGGACGAGACACGCAACTACATACGCAATGCGCCGCACAGGCTGGAGCGCAAGCTGCTTGAGGAGATGGAAAGGATTACCGAAGGTAATGAGTCTAGCTTTAATGCCGACGCACTCTCAAAAGTCAAGGCGGCGTACAATGCGATTAAAAAAGAGGTTAACCCGACTGTTGTTTACAGTGTGTTAATCGAGCTTACTCAATATGCGGCAAACAATTACGAGCTGCACGAAGCTGAAACCGTAGCCAACATCGGCCGC